AAGAGCGGGCTATATTCTATCTTTATTCCAGCCTACGAAGCGCTGGAAGGATTCTTTGACCAATACGGCAATCCCATTGTTGACGACCCTGAGAAGCCTGTTCTAACTGAAGATGGCACATTTACTGATATAGGAGCCAAGACCTTCTTAAAGAACGAACGCAAGGGACAGCAACACAATAGCTATGAGCTTAATGAAATCATTCGTCAGTTCCCTTTTACGGAGGACGAAGCATTTAGAGATTCTACAAAAAGCAGTCTCTTCAATATTCAAAAGATATACGAGCAGGTTCAGTATAACGATGATCTGTATCCAAATCCTGTTGTTATTGGGAACTTTGTTTGGCGTAATGGAGAACAGGATACGGAGGTACTGTTTAAACCAGACCCCAACGGACGCTGGCGTGTTGCGTGGCTACCTCCAGCTGATATGCGCAATAAAAGAAAAGACGACTACGGTAAACGTGTTGCTCCTAATGCTGTTTATGGATGCGGTGGCGTTGACTCTTATGATATTGACACTACTGTAGACTACCGTTCATCTAAGGGCGCCTGTCATATCTTCAACAAGTTTAATATGGAGCACCCCTCCAATATGTTTGTAGCGGAGTATGCATCACGCCCACCACTGGCTAAGATATTCTATGAGGACGTGCTGATGGCTGCTGTCTTTTACGGCTACCCCATCTTGATAGAGAACAACAAGTACGGAATCGCAAGATACTTTGAATCAAGGAATTACGATGGATATCTGATGGACCGCCCCGAACATTTAGGCTCTGGGACTATGCACGTCAAAGTAAAGACAAAAGGTATCCCATCAAACTCTCAAGATATCATCCAAGCGCACGCCCAAGCTATTGAGGCATACATCCACGACCACGTAGGCATCAATAACAATACAGGTGAATTTGGAAAGATGTACTTCAATAGAACCCTTGAAGATTGGATCAATTTCAAGATAGATGACCGTACCAAATTTGACTTGTCTATCTCCAGCGGATTAGCCCTATTGGCAGCACAAAAACAAGTAAAGCAAAAACCTAAAAGCGACTTTGATAGCAAGGTGTTTTTCAGGAAGGTACGCCCCATCACTCGCTGATTGTAGTTTGTATCTTTGTCCATAAAGTATTTACTAAATGGACTATACTGGAAAATCATCAAATTACGAGTCTATTTTCCCAGATCCATTAGCAGAGCAGCCAAAGAAGCTTACCAAGCAATACGGACTGCAATATGCTAAGGCTATCTACTCCCAGTGGGGAGGCGTGGATATTGATGGCTCCCTGTATGCGAAACGCTGGCGGGAATTTGAAATTTCACGTGATTATGCAAACGGTACGCAAGACACTTCAATTTATAAGCAGATTCTCACATCGCTGGACCCTAACAACGGTGACGGCTCTTTATTGTCTTTGGATTGGACTCCTGTTCCTATTGTCCCGAAGTTTGTAAAGATTGTAGTAAACAAGATTCTTTCTTCTCGGATGTATCCGAACGTAGAGGCCATTGATCCTCTATCGCGCAATGAGAAAGACATTGAGAAGAACAAAGTAAAGGTACGTGTAGAGAATCGTGCCATCATTGAAGAAGCAAAGGCTGCAGGTCTTAAAGTAAAGATGGACCCATCTGAGCTTCCAGAAACACCAGAAGAGGTAGAAATTTTCCTTGAGGCTAACGTAAAGACGGCCGCAGAAATTGCTGCACAGATTGGAACAAACCTTACCCTTTCTTGGAACGACTTTGAAGAGCGTATCTATCGCCGTAATGTAGAGGATTTAGTAACACTCGGTATGGCTGTTGTCAAACGAGAGAATGACCCGAACTATGGAATTGTCACTAAATACGTTGACCCTGCATTCTTCATACATAGTTATACTGATGATCCCAATTTCTCCGACATCGTCTATGCTGGGCATATCCAGCGTATGTCTATCTCTGAACTAAAGCGTATTGCTGGAGATCAGTTCACAGAAGAGCAGTACCAGAAAATGGCCCGCACGGTGATGAACCGCTTTGGTAACAATCCAGACCGCTTTGGCACATCGCGCTATGACGCCAACCTTGAACGCTACAACTACGGATATGACGAGTATACCATCCAAGTGATGGACTTTGAATTCGTAAGCGTAGACAATGTCATCTTTGAAAAGAAGCAGAGCGCCTTCGGAAACATTGGTTTCTATTACAAAGGAACTAAGTACAACGCACCTACCAATAGCGTATACGACCGTGAGGCTGTATATATGCAGAATGCTACGCTTTATGGTGGATGCTTTATCGTTGGAACAGACTATATCTACAACTACGGTCTCAAGAAGAATGTACCTAAAAACGTACACGACCTTAGCCGTACACGGATGAGCTATAGCGCAGTTGCAACAAATATCCGTCGGATGATACCGAAATCCATTGTATCGGGAGTCATTGGATTTGCTGACCAGCTTCAACTATCGCACTTAAAGATTCAGCAAGCAATTGCCAAAGCGAAGCCTGACGGACTCCTTGTTGACATTGAGGGCCTTGAGAATGTACAGCTCGGTCGGGGAGGAGAGTTGCAACCGCTTGATATTCAGGACATTTACGAACAGACGGGTGTCTTCTACTACCGTAGCAAGAACCCAGAAGGTGGATTCCAGAATCCTCCAGTACGTCCTTTGGATAATACTATCCGAAACATCAATGAGCTGATTGCTTTGTATAACCACTACCTGCGTATGATCCGTGACGCTACGGGCATCAACGAGGTAATGGACGGCTCTTCTCCTAAAGGAGACCAGTTAGTTGGTGTGCGTCAACAGCAATTGGCTGCTGGCAACAACGCCTTGTACGACATCACCAACGCCTCTCAAGTTCTTTATCGTAGAATCTGTGAGGACATCATTAAGTGTCTTCAGATTATTCCACCTAAGAGCATCTTGTATCAGGCATATGAGAATGCCATTGGCAAGGAGAATATGAGCGTGTTGAGTTCTTTCTCTAAGCTTCCGATGTACAACTTTGGTGTGCGCGTCATCAGCGATATGAACGACGTAGACCGCGCCTACTTAGAGCAGAACATTCAGGTGTCTTTGGCTCAGAAGGAGATTGACTTGGAAGACGCTATTGCTATCCGCCAGTTGCGCGACATTGACCAAGCGGAAAGGCTGTTGGTGGTACGCCGTAAGAAGCGCATTAAGCAGCAGCAAGAACAGGCACAAGCCAACTCTCAAGCACAAGCCCAGATGAACGCTCAGGTAGCACAAGCCTCCTCACAGGGCAAGATGCAGGAAGAGCAGATGAAGGCCCAGCTGGAGGCCCAGAAGATTCAGTTGGAATCACAAGCGAAGGCTCAGCTTATGCAGTTGGAGTATCAGCTTAAGATGCAGCTTGAAGACCTTAAGGGACGCTATGGCGTTGCCGAACAGCAGATTGAGTCTGGCGTAAAGCAACAGCTTGAGAAGACGAAGGAGGACCGCAAGGACGAGCGCGTAGTAAAGCAAGCCGTTCAGCAGTCCAAGCTTATCAGCCAACGCAAGGGAGACCGTCCTGAGCTGGAGGAACAGACGGACATCGTGGATATCATATTAAATAAATAAGTACTTTTGTGGTGCGTAGCATTGCACCTTGAACCTTTAACCTTTGACAAATGAGCTACTCAAACGTAAGCAACCCCGCTAATTACCAACTGCAAGCACTTGGTCAGAAGGGTTTTCGTAAAATCACATCAGGCTTTACTCCTGTAGCAGACGAGTACTACCGCGCTATTGTGGTAGTCAATGATGCTGTCGTTACCACTACCTCAGAGGCTGGAGATAGCCTTTCTTCCGAGTCATTGCTCGCAGGAACGGTAGTGTATGGATTGTTTAGTGCTGTTAGCTGTAGTGCTGGCACCATCATCGCCTACATCGCCTAAAGATGTTTGGATTAGGATTATCTCTAACCTTACAACAACCCGCCTCCAAGTTTTCAAGAGACGCGGCGACTTTATTGTTTGATGAATATCAGCAAAGAGTTATTGCCGACGGCGGTATAGTGGAAGCGCAAAGCTGTTTTGAAAAGGCTTTGTTCTATCTTGGTGTTCGCAATATATATGACTATACCGACACCATCTTTGAACGATGGACAGCGGATGGCGCTACAATAGATTCAGAATCCTGCTTCAATAAATCTTTCTTTTCAATAAACGTATAATGGAAGTT